GTGCCACAGTAAGCATCACATACGCACCACACGGAAACCCTACAGCAACTTCAACACAGCCACACTTTACAGCGACTGGCTATGCTGAAACTGTACCAACTCTTGGTGGAGCAGCAGGTGAGTACTTTGTGTACGACATCAACTTTATTCTTACTGGCAAGCCAGTACGAGTAACAGCATAATTAAATAGGTAGTCATGGCAGAGGCAATAAGTTTCTCTATAGATGGAATCAAAGAAGTTCAATCTTCACTTGATAAAATTGAAAAGGGAATAAGAGAAAACTTGGAACTTAATAAAGAACTAAGTAAGACTCTTGCACAGAAGGCCTCTGCTATGGCACCAGTATTGACAGGTGCTTTGGCATCATCAATTGTAGGAAATCCGTCTTTGCAAAAGGCACAAATAGTTGCAGGCAGTGCAGCCGTTCCTTATGCAGGGGTTCAAGAATATGGGTGGCCTCAAAAGAATATAAAGTCACAACCATATTTAAGACCAGCAGTAAACGAAAATCTTGTGTACATAATTCATAAGTATGAGGAAAGTATTAAAGATTTGGTAAAGCAATACGATTTAAACTAACAGGAGGCAGCAAATGGAACAAAACGATTTAATGAGTACCCTTAAGTGGAAAGAACTTACAGAGGTAGAAGAATATCTTGATATGCCAATGGATGAATGGACAGAAAGCAAATCCAAATCAAAACTAGCATTTGCAATGCAGTACATGATGGCAAAGAGAAATAACCCGTCGCTTACAATAGAGGCAGCGGAAGAAATGAGCATTGCGGAACTATCTGAAATCTCAGGAATGAGTATGACGGACCCAAAAGAAGTGACTTCAGCCTAAAAGCAATGGCGCAATTCTGTGTAGAAACAGGATATACGCCAGATCAATTTTGGGAATTAAAATTCTCAGAATATAAAGCAATGGTTGAAGTTTTAAATAGGAGGAAGTAAATGGCACAACAGATAACAATTGATATTGTTGCAGAGACCAAAAAACTTACCTCTGGTATTAATGATGCCAATGACCAGATTGGTGGCATGAGTAAAAGTCTTAAGACTGCTACTGCTGCTGCTGCTGGTCTGGCTTCAGCCTTTGTATTAAAACAAGGTATATCATTTCTTAAAGATGGAATAACAGAAGCCAAAGATGCAAGAACTGCAATGCTTGCAGCCACATCAGCATTTGGAAAAGGCTCAGATGCACTTAAAGAAATTACAGCAGAATCTACTAAGTTTGGAAAACAACTTGGTATGGATAATGATGATGTTCTTAAACTTGCAACATCCATAGGTGTAAAACTTCCAAAAGAAGTTCAAGGTGCATCAACTGAATTAGTTTTACTTGCTAAAAATTTAGAGGCAACATCTGGTGGATCAATTGCTGCTGAAGCAACACTAGCCAAACTTGGCAAAGCATTTACTGATGGAACAATAACAGTAAAAGAATTACAAAAAGCAGTTCCTGGACTTGATGCTGCAACATATGCATTAGCAGAAACAATGTCTAAAGCAGGAAAGAATCAAGATGCGCTTAATCTTCTTATTACTGAAGGTGAAAAGAAATATGGTGGCGCTGCTGCATCACAGGTAACTGCAACACAAAAATTTGATGTAGCACTTGCAGACCTTAAAGAAACAATTGGTACAAAAGTTCTTCCAATACTTGAGAAGTTAATTAATCTTGCTACAGATATGATTGACGCATTTGGAAAACAACCAAAAATATTACAGAATGTAGAGTTAGCACTTTTAGCAATTGTTGCAGTTGGTGGTCCCCTCCTAGGATTCTTTGCATCAGCAAAAACAGCATTGGTTACCCTTGGCATTGTATCTGAAGGTGCTGCAGTAAGCACAACAATTTTTAGTACAGCACTTAAAGCAATTCCAATCCTTGCAATAATTGCATTAGTTATCTTGCTTGTTGCTAACTGGGATACAGTTTCAGCAAAAGCAAAAGAAGTTGCAGAAGCAGTTGCAAAATGGTTTGGACAAATTTGGGAAGATGTTAAAAGAATTGTTGGGAATATTGTTCAATGGCTTAAAGATAATTGGGAAGCAGTTCTTCTTGGTGTTTTGACTGGTCCATTTGGATTGTTTGTTTCATACTTAGTAACACATAAAGAAGAAGTATTAAGAAAACTTGCAGATATTTGGGATAGCGTTAAGAATCTTGTCAGTGAAAAGATTAATGCAATTACATCTCTTGCTGGAAATATGGTGGATAAATCTAGTGCTGTTATTAATAAATATTGGGATAACTTTGCCAATGGAATTGTTGAGGTATGGGACAATATTAAATACATCATTGGAATGGTTGTTAAAAATACAATTAAAGAGTTTGAATCAGTTTTTAGTGCAATGGTTAGTGTTGGTAAAAGCATTGCTCAAGGTATTTGGGAAGGTTTGTCATCAATGACTAACTGGTTTAAGTTACTTCTTACTGGCTGGGTAAATGCAAATATTCCTTATGCTGTTAGAAAGATTCTTGGAATTGCATCACCATCCAAAGTTATGGCACAGATTGGTCAATATGCAGTTGAAGGTTTGTATAAAGGTATGGGAGTAGTAGGTCCCGTTGGAATACAAATGCCACAATTAAATATTGGTGCAGGGGCTGCTACTGGAATGAACATTACTATTAATGCTGGACTTGGAACTGATCCATATGAACTTGGAAGAACAGTTACAGAAGCATTAACTAGATATGGGAAGTTGACTGTCTAATGAGACTTGACGGAATAATAACATTTGAAATAAAAATTGGATCAACTTGGACAGACTACACTGATGGATTTGTAAGTTCAAATATTGTAAGAGGAATTCAGGGGGCTTATCAAGGCCCATTCCAACAATCTGAATCTGGTGTTTTAACTATTGTGTCTAGAAATATAGACCTTGATCCATATGTTAATTCAAATGTTAGAATGAATAGAGAAGTTCGTATTAAAGCAAGTGGATATGTAATTTTTACTGGTCGCATTAATAGTGTTAATGTTGATTATCAGCCAAAAGGTAAGCCACAAATAACAACTCTTACTGCTGTTGATATGGTTGGCACAATGGCTCTTCACACACTTAGAGATACATTTAGAAATCGTTTTGGTTCATCAATGAATACTGTTCAATTTGTTCAAGGTCTTAATGAAACCAGCGTTGCTGGAACAGATTCAGAAATTATTGGATTTGTAGGAACAAGAGAAGGAACAAGTTATTGCACAACTGATGCAAGAAGTGCACCATCTGCAACTACTGCATTAAAAATGGCTACAGGTTTATCAGCAGGAGATTTAAGATTCTTTTATGCAAATAGAGACAATGTTGTTAAATTTGTTCCATCAATAGATTTTCGTAAACTTGATAGCCCAAAACTTCAATTTGATTCAAATGGTGGTGCAACAAACTATAGAGCGGTTGATTTAACTGACGGTTTTGATTTATTAAAGAATAAGATTTCATTTCAAACTTATGGTAATTTAATTCCTCTTTATACAAATTCATATTCTGAATCACAGTGGGGTCCACAGATTGCAAATATTGATACATATTGGTATAACACTACTACACAAGATGCACAAACAAATGCATCAGCAGCACTTATATTTCAGCAAACTGCACACCCAACAAGAGAAATAAGCACAATAACATTTGATGCAGAAGCAGCAATTGACAATGTTGCTGCCATTGATATTCTTGATAATGTTACAATTCACCATGCTGTTGATGGTTTAGAAATTCAAAGAGATTATGCAATTATTGGTATTAGTCATAGAATTAGAAACACTGATTGGGAAACAACATATCATTTAAGAAATCTTGATACATACAATACAGTTTTTCCAACACCAATAGTTGGAGTTTCTCCATCCAGCGGAACTATTGCAAACACATTTACATTTTCAATTACAAACCTTAATGACATTGCACATGATGAAGCAAGTTATATATGGAAAGATAATACTGTACAATTTTCTACAGCAGAATCACCAACAAAAACCTATTCACTTGGAGAAGTTGGAACTCATAGCATTACTTGTACTGTTACAGATAGTTATGGTTTTGTTAAAACAAGTGCAGCATACTCTTTACAAGTATTTGGAGCAGCACCAACAGGCGTATCATTTACACATACCGCAAATCCTGCAGATACAGCAGTTATTAACTTTGTAGCAACGGCAACAAATGCAACATCTTATTCATGGAATTTTGGGGATTCAACAAATGGAACTGGCCAATCACTATCACATAGATACGCAACATCAGGAAGTAAAACTGTTATACTTAGCGCAATAAATGCATATGGAACAACAACTTCTACACAAACATTTTCAGTTACAGTTCCTCCAGCACCAACAAATGATGTTGGTACATGGGGAGTTAGATATTTAAAGATTGGCATTGATCAATTTAATGCAAGTGGATATTACTGGCCATTGATGAAAAACCTTAGAGCAACAACATCAGCAACTCTTGATAATAGAGCAGCAACAAATATCATTGAGTTTGCTCTTCCATATCAAGTATCTGGTCAACCATTTGGAAATCATGAATGGAGACGCTATAACGGTACAGCATCAGATGTCCCAAATATTGGATCATGTACATCTACATTATTAAGAAATGGTGGCACTGATGGAATAAAGCCATTTAACACAATTAGTGGAACTGCAAACTGGTCATTAATTATTAATTTACAGAATACCTATTATGATATTAAAAACATAGCAATTGGTAAATCAGCATATGCTTCTCATCCCATAAATGTTTATGCAACCACATACAATGGCGATGGACTTGCAGATGGTACAGTAAGTCCGAATAGTGTTACATGGACAAAAATAGGAACAATTGATGATTATCTTGAGACAATGGATCCAATAGTAACGATGCCACTCAACTTACCATAAATTTCTAGACTGCCTCTAGGAAAAGCAAAACCCTTCCATTACTGTCTGCTAACATAAGGAAGGGTTTTGTTAATACCAATGTTTTATTTTTTGATGCACTAAAGCCTTACAGATACTGCCATCATATCTACTTTTAATATATCTATCAAATCTAACTACCTGATTTTTCATTGATAGTTGCCCTTTAACATTCATTAACTGGAATAATCCATAGGCGCCAGACTTTGTGTTTCTTGAATGTAAATGAAAGTTTGATTCCGCCTTAACCAAATTCATGGCACAGTTAACTTCCTGTTGCGAATAACCTTGTCCAGATAATAACAAAGTTAATGCAACAATAATTTCAATCACTCTTCTGGAGTGTCAGCCACCTCAGACGGTAGTTCCGCCAAAACCTCAACAGGTTCTTTCGTCTTTACTTCTTTTACTTTAGGACGCTTAGCATCATAATCCCAATCTTTAGCAGGGATTAACTTACCTTGATAATATACATTTTTAGCCATTTTTACTCCTTTTGGGCCAAGAGCAAATAGATAGAATCTACTCTTTCTTCAACCCTAGATAGTCGTTCTGTATTAATGTCTACCTTATCCTTTATTGATCCCCCACCATTTGGTCTGAGTTCACTTAAGAATTTTCCAATGATCCATTTATTAAAACCTACTAAGGCTACAAAAATAGACAGAAGACCCCCAAAAAAGGCAGTCACCAGTTCTGGGGTAATAGTCATAATACATCTATCATACAATAGGAGTAGTTTGTATCCTTGGAGGACTAATGGAAACTTTGAATGTACGACCACCATCAATGCAATGGAATGTATATCGTGATGATACTACTGTATTAACCCTTGTTTTGCTAGATACTAGTGGCCAAGCCATTGATTTAACCAACTGGGAGTTTACAGGAAAAGTTAGACAATTTCCAAAAAGTGTTGATGTATTAGACGACCTTGCAATTGTAAAAAATGAAAATATTTTGACAATTGGACTTGATACTAACCCTTTAGATACAGTCTCATATTTTGATATTCAGGGAATTAATCAAGATACAGAGAAGATATCAACCATTTTATCAGGACAAATCTATGTTGAAGAGGATGTAACACGATGACTTTAGAAATTCTTTCACCAAGTGAAATTAAAATTTATGCAGCAGGACTAGAAATTGCAACTGGTCCACAAGGCCCAAAGGGTGATACTGGAGATACTGGTCCTCAAGGATCAACAGGTGCTCAGGGAATCCAGGGAATAAAAGGTGACACAGGTAATACAGGTGCTCAAGGACCAACAGGTGCACAAGGAACTCAGGGTGTTAAAGGTGACACTGGTAATACAGGATCTCAAGGACCAAAAGGAGATACTGGTAACCAAGGTATTCAAGGCGCAAAAGGCGATAAAGGAAATACTGGAGATCAAGGTATTCAAGGAATTCAAGGTATTGAAGGTCCACAAGGAATTCAAGGCGATCAAGGCAATACAGGTAACACTGGTGCTGCAGGAACAGATGGAGATAGATATCACACAACATCTACAACATCATTTACATTAGGTACATCTGGTTCACAAACAATTACACTTGATGATATTAATGTTGATTATTCAGTTGGTCAAACAGTTCTTGTTGCTTATGATATTGATAATCATCAACATGGAACAGTTTCTAATTACAACCCTACAACAGGTGCATTAACATTTGTTAAAGATAATAAGACAGGTTCAGGAACATATGCATCATGGACAGTAAATCTTAATGGTGC